CGATGCGCTTGTCGGGGGCGATGGCTTCTTGCACGTCTTCGGGCAGAACGGTCGCGTGCGTGTCGAGCGCGCCCTGGCCACCGAGCTGTGGATTGACGAGGTCGAGGGGCAATACGGGGCGCCGCGCAACATGCACTGGCTGAAGTTGGTCGACCGCGATGAGTTGGCCGGCCACTTCCCCGAGCAGAAAGACGCCATCATGCGCGTCTCGAAGGACACGCGCGGCGTGCTGACGGAGTCGGTCGCCGACATGGTTCAGGTGGCCGAGTCGTGGCACCTCGGGAACGAGAACGAGAAGGGCGAGTTCGAGGGCGGGAAGCACGTCATCAGCTTGGTCAGCGACGAGACGTTGCTGACGGTGACCGAGGACTGGCCGTTTCCCTGGTTCCCGTTCGCGCGCGTCACGTGGTGCCGTCGCCCCATGGGCTACTGGTCTCAGGGCCTCTGCGAACAGCTCCAGGGCGACCAGATCGAGCTGAACTACGAGTTGCAGCTGATCCAGAAGAGCATGCGCCTCGCGGGCAGCTTCAAGATCCTCCGCCAGGCCGGGTCGAAGACGGTGAAGGAACACCTGAACAACGACGTGGGCACGATCATCGACTACGTGGGGCAGCCCCCGCAGTACATCACCGTTCAGCCAATCGACCCGATCTGGTTTCAGAACACCAGGGAGATCATCGAGCGGGCCAGGAACAAGTCCGGCGTCTCGCAGATGTCGGCGCACGGCACGAAGCCCGCGGGCCTCAACAGCGGAGTGGCGATTCGCGAGATGGAGGACGTCGAGAGCGACCGTCACCGCACGACACAGCGGGCGAACGACAACCTCTACCTCGAGGTGGCCAACATGGCCGTGGCGCTCGCAGGGGAGCTCGCCGACGCCGGCGCTCTTCGCCCTGTGCGCTCGCCGTCGAAGACCTCCTTCACGGCGATCGACTGGAAGAAGGACATCAAGGCGGTGAAGACCGACGAGTTCGTCTTGCAGTGCTTCCCCGTCTCGAGGTTGCCGCGCGATCCCGCGGGGCGCCTGCAAACGATCCAGGAGTACATCCAGGCCGGCATGATCACCCCACGCCAGGGCCGCAAGGCGCTCGACTTCGCCGACCTCGACAGCATCGAGTCCCTGGCCAGCGCCCAAGAGGACCTCGTCCTCCGCAACCTCGACGCGATCGTCGACGACGGCGAGTACCACCCGCCCGAGCCCACCGACGACTTGCAGCTCAGCAAAGAGATGGTGCTCGAGTACATCCAACGCTACCGGCTCTTGGGGCTCGAGGACGAAAAGCTCGACCTGCTTCGCGACTACAACGCCGTGCTCGAGGACCTCCTCGCCGCCGCAGCTCCCCCACAGTTGCCCGCTGGGGCTCCGGCAGAATCTGGGGGTCAGCCCCAGGCGAACCCGATGCCCAGCCCGACGAGCGAGCTGATCCCCAATATCCCCCAAGCCACAGCCTGAGGACAACGTCATGCCAGACCCTATTGCCACCACAGCAGCGCCAGCCCCAGCCGCAGTCACGCCCACAGCACCGGCGACGACACCGCCCGTCGAGACCAAGCCCGACGCTCAGGCGGACGGCGACCTCGCACAGAAGTACCGGAGGTTAGAGGCCGAGCACAACCGGAAGGTGAAAGAGCAGATCATCGAGCGCCGCAAGTGGGACGCAGACAGGAAGACGACTGGCGAACGCCTGTCGAGGCTGGCCGAGCTCGAGAAGCGTGAGTCTCAGGCTCGGCTCAACCCCCCCGCGTTCCTCAAATCGATCTACGGCGACAACTGGCACGAGGTGGTGAACGAGTCGAAGCTCAATGGAGTCCCGCCCGCCGACCTGATCCAGTCAGAGATGGCGCGCATGCGCGACGAGTTCGAGGCCAAACTGAAGGCCCGGGACGACGAGAGCACGTCACGGCTTCAAGCCCAACAGCAGCAAGCTCTCGAGCAGGCGCGCGCGAACATCCGCATGGAGGCCGAGGAGTTCTACTCGGCGTCTGGCGCTGACTACCCAATCCTCGAGCGGCTGGGCGGCAAAGAGGCTGTTGCCCGCGCCATCGCCCAGCGCATCGAGCACGAGTTTCACGCCACAACCAAGCGCGACGAGAACGGCGGCGTCGTCAGGCAAGGCAGGGTGCTCACCACGAAGGAGGCCGCCGAGCTCATCGAGGGCGAGATGTTGGCCGTCGCAGAGCACGCACTGAAGGCCGAGAAATACAAGTCACGCTTCGCTCCCAAGCCACCCGACTTGACAGCCGAGAAAAAGTCTGAAAGTCTCAAACTCAAGCAGCAGCCGACCTCGCAGCAGTCTCAGGGCAATGGGCAGCAGCCGCGCAAGTCTCTCTCAAACGACATCACGGGCTCGACCAAAGACGATGCCCCGACCCGCCTGACTCCCGAAGAGCGCCGCCAACGCGCGCTCGCCGCATTCGCAGCGGTGAAGGAGCGGAAGGCCGCGGCACACCACTGAGGAGAGCCCTCACCGCGCCACGGGCGCTGAGGCTTTTCGATGGGTGCATATCTCGATCTGGCGGCTGGCAACGCGGCCCTCAAAGAGCACTACGACGACCAGAAGGTGGAGAATCTCGCCTACGACGACAACCCGTCTCTGGCGATGATCCCAAAGAAGACGGACGCGACCGGCAAGTATTGGCCGGTGCCTGTCGTGTACGAGGTGAGCCAGGGCGCCAGCAACAACTTCGCGATCGCCCAGGCCAACCAGAGTCCCGGACTCCTCGCGGAGTTCATGGTCTTGCTGAAGAAAGACTACTCGCTCGCCACGCTCGACAACCAGGCGATGGAGGCCTCTGCCGACAACGCTGGCGCCTTCATCGACTTCAGCACGCTCTTCGTCGACCTGGCGATTCAGTCGGCGGCGCTGAGGTTCTCGACGGCGATGTTCCGCGGCGGGACCGGCTCGCGCGGCGGAATCAGCGCGATCACCGCTGGCGGAGTCATCACGCTGACGAATGCGGCCGACGTCACGCAGTTCGGCATCAACATGGTGCTCCAGGCCGCCTCTGTCGACGGCGGAGCCCCTCGGGCCGCGCTGGGCTACGTGGTGGCCCGCAACGTGATGGCCGGCACCATCACCGTCTCAGCGATCGCACAGGGTGGACCCGCAGGGGCGCCGGCTCTCTGGGCCGCAGGCGACTTCCTGCTCATGCAGGGGGACTCGAACACCTCGATCAGTGGCTTCTCGGCGTGGCTCCCCGCCACCGCACCGGGCGTCACCGACAACTTCTACGGGGTGAATCGCTCCGTCGACAGCCGCCTCTACGGGCTCGCCTACAACGGGGCTCAGCAGCCCGTCGAGGAGGCGATCATCGACGCCGCGTTGCTGGTGCGGCGCGAGAAGGGGCGCCCCAAGCACCTGATCTACAACTACGGCACCGAGGCCGCGCTGCTCAAGGCGCTCGGGGCTCGCCGCGAGTTCGTCGACTGGGGCTCACAGGACGGTGAGATCAGCTTCCGCGGCGTGAAGTTGCAGGGGCCGGCCGGCCCAATCGAGTGCTTCGCCGACAGGAACTGTCAGGCCGCCACCGGCTACCTGCTCCAGATGCCAACCTGGAAACTGCTCTCCCTCGGTGCCGTGCCGAAGATCTTCAAGTACGGTGACGGGCTCGAGATGCTCCGGCTCGCCAACGCAGATGCGAGCGAGGTGCGCGTCGGCGACTACGCCAACCTCAGCTGCAACGCTCCCGGCTGGAACTCTCAAATCGCATTCGGCGTCTGATCGAGGGCTCCAATGGCCAACCGAAGCTTCATCGACAAGTCGTACCAGATGGTCAAGCGGCGCGTGGATCTCTACGCTGCCGTTTCGATCGGAGCCGCAGGGGCGGTGACGCTTCTGCGCTGGAACTACCCCACGTTCGGCGCCGGCCCCAACGCTCGCACCTACACAGCGGCACCGACCGCCAACGCCCTGCCCACCGGGGCTCCCTACCCGCTTCAATACGGCTGCGGTGCCGAGGGGGTGCGAAGCGTCACTCGAACTGGCGCCGGGCAGTGGCTGATCCAGCTCCAGGACAACTACCAACGTCACTTCGGCGTGGGCTTCACGCTCGAGATCGCGGGCGGCGTCTCGGCGGGGCAGCTCGCCATCAACAGCACCACGACGAACATGAACGCCAACGGTGGTTCGGTGCTCGGGCTCACCACGATCGCGGGCGGCGTGGCTGCCGACCTCGCGGCCGGCACGATCGCGAACCTCCGCATCTTCCTCGCCGACGCGACGGAGCCCTAACCGTGCCGCTCAACTGCCAGGTGTACGTCTACCCCTCGGCACGTAGCGGCGATCAGCCGGTCGCCGTGGTGATCACCGCCACGAACCCGGGCGCCGTGCCAATCGCGATCACGGGCGGAGACATCACCGTGACCCAGCTCGACGACGGGACCGACGTCTCGTGCGCCAAGCCGACGCTCCCTCTCGGGCCCGGCATGCCCACCGTGGTTGCCGCTGGGGCCACGGTGCTGGTGGGACCGGTGCAACTCGCCGTTCACTCGAACGCCGGCGCCAACTCGTACCAGAGCCCGAACGCCCCCGTCGCACCTCAGCCCAGCGAGACCCGAGGTGGGGCGACGTCGAACAAGTATCCTCAGTTCACGGTGCTCGTCGGGGCCACGCTCTACGGAAGCGACCGCTCAATCAACGCCGCGGGCACCGCCCCGCTCTTCATCGACGTCGTGTCGCCGCCTCCGCTTGGCTACCAAGGCGGCTTCCTGCACCTGTCGGCCCCCAACAACCTCGTCACCTACCTGGCAGGGGTGCTCTGATGCCGTTCGTCCTCACGATGTCTCGCGGCTACGCCTGGTCTGACTCGGCCAACGGGGAGCCAAACACCGTGCTCCTCACGGTCGCGAACCCGGGCACCGCGGCGCTCACCGTCACCTCGCTCTCGGTCTACGAGGAGTCCAAGACGGGCTCCCGCGTCGACCAGCCGACCTACCTGCGCCCCAACGCGCCGGCCGGGCTCGGCAACCCCGTCATCGGCCCCGGCTCCTCGGCGACATACCCGTTCGAATGCGCCTTCACTGTGCCTGGCTACTCCGGCCCAAGCCCTCAGGCGCCAGGTGGTGCCGGCGGCGTCTCGGGCCCGCCCACCAACTCCGTCGTCACGCTCCGGGCCCAATGCCAGTCTTCAGACGGAGTCGTCTCGACCGTTGCGATGTCTTTCCCGGTGCTCAGCACCGTCGCTCCGTTCCCCGTGGCCCAGGGCGGTGCGTTGCAGTTGAGCTCGGGCTTCAATCTGATCAACCTCGTCACGCTGTAAGGAGAGACTCAAATGGCCATCACCCCCATCATCGTGCGCGATGGAAACAACGCGGCACAGAGCATGAGCGCGCTGCAGGACCCGAGCGGCTACAACGCTACCATGGTGTCGCTCGACACCGGTCGAGCCACGTACCGAGTCGCTGCCAACTTCACGCCGTTCAAAGATGCGGCCGTGTGCCTGATTCGCATTCAAGGCAGCGCAACCAAGACGGTGCGCATCAAGCGGATCGCAGTCGGCGGCGTCTCAACCGCGAACGCTCAGAGCATTCTCCAGCTCCTGAAGACGTCGGCGCTCGGCGGTGGCGGTGGAACGGCCGTCACTCCGGTCGCCACCCCGCTCGACTCTGCGAGCCCCGCGGCCACGGCGGTCGTGAAGCACTACACCACCGCCGCCGAGGCAACTGGAGCGGCCATCGGCGGGCCTATCGCCATGACGAATCTCCAGACGTGCGTCGTGACGACACCAACGCTCATGACCTATCCGCACGCCGTCCTATTCCCCGAGATCGGGACGACGATTGGTCAGGCAATCGTCCTCAGGGGCGCATCGCAGTTCCTTGAAGTCCAGAACGTGACTCCGACGAACTTGTCGGCGGCCACTGTGTTGTGTTACGCCGTAGAATGGGAAGAGGATAATTCGTAAAGGTCAGCCTTCAGTTGCTGACCCGTTCTTCCGCGGGGCAGAATGACACCGGGCGGCTCTACCTCCCGTAGCCGCTCGGTGTCGCAGTACAGCAACAGCCGTAGGGTCTCCCGAGCTGCAGAGGTGACACTATGGCTACCCAGCCGTCTCCGCTCCCAGACGCGTCAGGCACCACGCGCGGCGCGGTCTCCACCGGCACCCAGACGCTCGGGACCGGGGAGAAGTCGGCGGATCAGCTCGCCACCCCAATCCTCAGACTGAGGCACAGTGTCCCAGTCGGCGTGGCTGGCACAAACGAGGCCCAGCTAAACTCGAGGTTCGGCGTGCTGATGGCCAGCGAGTCTGCGGCCTACGACACCAATTTCTACCCGGTCCGATCCTTCTTCCCGAACGTCTTCGGGGTCGACGACGCAACCGTTGAACTCGAGACCCAGGGCGGTACCGTCAGCTTCCTGCCGCTGACCACCGTCGCGCTCACCGGCAACTTGGTGCTGACCGGTGGGGCGATGGGGCCGGTGACGTTCGTCACGCCGGGCTCGAATGGCATCGTCACGATCGCCATCGTCGCAGAGACGCCGCTGTCGGGCTTCACGGTGACGATCCCGAACGGCGCACAGTGCAGGCTTCTCGGAGGCGTAGACGCGGTGCTGAAGCTCTACGACTCGATCACG